GCCAAGTGACGGTCGTAGTCGGGCACACCCTGCTCGTTCATGATTGCATCACACTGGGCAACGTCATCATAACCAGTCGCAGCGGCAGTGCGCTTAACAACCAAAGTGCCCTGATTGGCAGCAACGTCCATGATCGCAACGTTGATGTCTGAGGCAAGCTTGTTCTTAGCGGCTGCACCTAACCGATCTTCCTGCAACGCATCACGCAATTCGAGCGCGTTCAAAGTGAACGGCACAGCCTTGCTGTATGAGATGCTAGATGGCACTGCCAACTGGACGTAGTCGCTGTACAGCGCGCTAATATCAGTGCCGGGAGCGGCATTGATTGAAGTGCCGATGTAAGGCATTGGACGCCAGATGGTGTCGTTAGTACGTTCCATCATTACCTGATCGGTAGTGTAAACGCCTACGTTGCGCGACAATACCAGCGCGTCTTGGAAACCTTCCAAGATGTTTTCGAACGCTACGCGTTCTTCTTTACTAAAGCTATTAGCCATGATTGGCTCCTTTTAATTTATTTCGCCGCTCGTTTCTGCGCGCGCTTATAGGCCATGACCTTATCCATGTTACCTGTCCGCGCCGCTTCTTCTCGCAGCCGTTCTAGGGTTGAGTCCACAGCACCCTTTATCGGGGCCGTTGCCGAGACTTGTTTCTCGGGCCGTGTTGCTGCCTTACGATTTGAAATTTTCAATTGACTCTCCAATTTTGCAACCGCAAAGGCAAACTTTACGGGATCGTCTATCTGTGCCAGTTCCTTCGCCTTCTTGGGATTCTTTCCAAGAGCGTAGATCACCAACGCCGGGTCTTCAGCACCTTGAATCATGACGCCTTGTTGAACGACATTGAACGTCTGCTGGGCAACTTCCTCAGCATCGTCATAGTCCTTCACCTTCAGCTTGGTCTTGGCCTCGGCGTAGCCCTGCAACTTTTGTTGCCAAGCTTCGGCCTGCTGTTGCTCAGCCTGCCTTGCCTTAGCCTCCTGCTCATCGACTAAGCGTTTCCGCTCGTACCAATCAGCAAGTGACGCCTCATACTTCTCGGTGTCGTAATCATATGACTCTAGACTTGGCTTCGCTCCTAGCGTGACAACTGGATTGGTCTCAGGTGCCTGTTGGATTTTTGCCTCTAGCTCACGATTACGTCTCTGCAACTCCCTGTGTGATTTTCTAAGCTCCCGGACCCACTCCGGTGCTGGTTCTGGTTCTGGAGGGGGCGGTTCCTCCCCGATGGATATCACTACCTCATCAGATTCCTCGTCTTCGGATTCTTCAACCTCTTCGCTTGGATCATCTTCGACCTCTAGGTCTTCGGTGACATCTTCCTCAAGCTCAAGCTGCTCTTCCTCAATCGTTTCCTCTTCCTGATAGTCAACTCCCTCTACTGCCTCGTTCATTTTGTGATCCCTATAAACTCACCCAAGTTATCGGCTGGGCGGTTGCCGTAACTCAATTATCACCCTTGTGCAAATTATTTCAACTATTTGCACTAAACCCCTTCCATTGTTACCAGTAACATGAGATAATTCTTTTGTCGTCGGGGTTCGGCGGCACTTAACCAGCAAGGAGAGAGACATGACAAACTTAGAATCTACAGTGATCAACGCGCTTTACGATATTTGTTTGATTGACCAGTGCGGTTTCGATGCGTTAGCTGATGAGACTGGTCTGACTACTAGCGTTTTGCGCGGCGTAGTTTCCAGCCTTCAGAAAAAAGGCATTGCCAAGGTTGTGGATAACGGCTACGTCACAATCATCGTAGTTGAAAACACTGAATGGCCTTCCGACTTCTTCAGCGAAGAAGAATGGGCAGAGAAAAAAGCAGCAGCACTCAAGGAGGCGGCGTAAGCCGCTTCACAACCAGCAAGGAGATACAGAATGGATTTTCAACAAACAGACAACGGGCGGATCTGCAAAACTTTTAAAGATGACTGCGTGATCCGGTCGATCAGTATAGCTACTGGCAAGACCTATCGAGAAACCTTTGAGGGTCTGATGGCGTTAGGTTTGGAGATCGGCGCTTTCCCAGACCATGATAAGGTATGGATGAAATACCTTGAGGATCATGGCTTTGTTAGAAACAAACCGCCTCGAAACGCCAAAGGCAAGTACATCAAGCTTGCGGATTGGGATTTTAAGGGCGTTGCCGTTGTAATAAACTCAGGGCATCTGACTGTTGTAAAAGACGGGGTGTGCATCGACTCTTGGGATTGCCGATATAGACCAGTGAACTCATATTGGACAGCGGCATAAGCCGCTTAAGGGGAGAAAATGAGAATCAAAGTTGAATTCACCTTAGAAATAAATTCAAAAGTCATAAGAGCGTACATCGCTGAGATGGGCGATGGCGAATCGGTTAAAGAGTTCGTAACCAATTCCATTATGGACGCCGGGTTATTGAACCTCGACGAAGGAATTAAGAACGCTATCTATAAAGATCACATTACCGGAAATTTTATGTGTAACGAGAGATAAAACGGGGCTTAACGCCCCACAACCAGCAAGGAGAAGAAGATGAAAGTAAAAGTAGATTGCACCTTAGAATTAGATTCAAAAGTCATGAAAAAGTACATCGATGACATGGGCGATGGCGAATCTATTAAAGAGTTCGTTGCTAATTACATCGTAACCGCCGGGATATTGTGCCTCGACGAAGGCATTAAGAACGCTATCGGTGAAGATCACCTTACCGGAATTGTTCGGTGTAACTTGGGAAAAACCGGGGCTTAGCGCCCCCTTTTTCCCCTTAGCACAGGTTTTTTGGAGATATTTATGCAATTAACACCCAAACAAAACGCGTTAGCCGATGAATGGCTGACGCTATGTTCTCAGTCGTACATTCGTTACGGCACAAAAGATTACGATGATTTGGTGCAGGCTATGAAAGCCAGCCGGGTATCAAAGATCGTTCAGAAGGTTGTTATCAGTACCCTAATCGACGCAGAAGCGTTTCATCTATCGGAACAGTCCGCTGACCAAGCCTAGCGGTGTACGCATCGTTATTGTGAACGAAGTCTGGTCTAGACCTTGGGAACAGTTGCGGCATCATATCCTGAGCCGTTAACGGTCGATCTATTCTGCCCAATCCCTCGCCGCTTAAAGAAGTGTTGTAAGTTGTATGCGGTCCGCGTGACCTACCGCCTGACATGATCCCTACGTTTTCGATCTGCATCAAACTAGGTATATCGCGCTGCTTCGGGTCCGTAATGATCATACGCATTTCTGTGTTGGTCAGTGCGCCATCGACCTTTTTGATCCCGCTTTTTATTTGTTTCGGGCTTGGATTTGCAACCATGTTAAACACGTTGTTGATCGTTTTCCTCTGCGGACCACTTAATCCAGCTAAGTATTGATCCATGTCTGGCGCGTCGATGCCGGGGAAGTCAGGTATTGGCACCTGATCATCGCCCGAGGGTAGCTCGTTATCACCGCCCTTTTTAATTAAACGCTCAACGTACTTCTTGTCCTTTTTCGTCATGCTGTTCTGTGCAAAGCGCATATGAGCAGCGGGGGCCATCGTAGGAAAATCCACTGACGTTTTAGCCATTCTCATTGGCAGTACGATCATGTCATCTCCGCGATTCAACACAGTCGATGCACCGCCAGCGTCCATCGCCCAAACTTCACCGGGGTTGTTGAACATATAGTTCTCACCACCCTGCAACGGTAACGGCTCGTTAAACTCAACGCCCCGGGCACCATAGATTACGTCACCGGCAGGGGTTCTGTCGGTCATCGTTACCAGCGCGTTCTTGCCTTCGTAATCTGCCAAACTAATCGTTGGCTTTTCAAACTCAACGCGCTGCGCGTCAATCGTTAAATCTTCCATCTTGGGCTGCATGAACTTTCTTTCGTCCATCTCTGGGACTGCTCCGGGTCGCTCAACGCCTCTCGGCAATTGTATCCTTGGAACACCCATTGCCAGTGATCCTACCGGCGCTGTGCCTGCTGCTGATCCGCCCGTAACGCCTAGCGCAAAGTCCAAAGCCTCTTGCTCTGGATCAAAGTCTGACTGGGTCAAGGCTCGGCCCGGTGCCGTGAACACGTTCATCATCTCAGCCAGTGGCAATGGTAGAGCAAACTCTCGTTCACCACCGGGCACATCACGCAAAGGCAGGATTGAGAACCGGCCCTCCATATCCAAGGGCCTAGTAAATACCGACTCTTCCGCTTCTGCTGGGCGCCTGATCGGCCCGGCAGGAGTCATCATGTAGTCCTCGGTCTCTTTGTTGAGAATCGTCTGGCCTAGAATTGCTTCTGACAGTTCGCGCATTGAAGCCATGATTAGGTTTCCTCTTGATAACTTTGCGAGGTATCTTCGCCGGTTGCCTTAGCCAGCATAGCAGCCGCCACAGGAATCGCTACGCCGTACTTCTTCGCAATGGTGATCAGTCGGTCATCGAATATGACGTAGTTCATAGAACGCTTGTCAGGGGTCTTGTGCCGGGTGAATGCGTCAGCGTACTTAACGCCTTTGATGCCTGCGTCTTCTAATAATTTAGGAGGCCCCTCCGGGAATCCTCGCCTCATGTTTAAGGCGTCAGCAAGGTTCATGCCTGTTGGATTTTCGTATTTCAAATCCAGACCTAATTGCTGCAAAACAATTTCGTGATCACCGTATGCGTCGTCCAATTTTTTCAACAATGCTTTTTGTTCTGATAGCGGCGCATCCCAGTCAAGCAGCTCATC